TGGTTGACCAACCAGGATAGTTGGATTCTCTGGATCAGGGAAGCAGAGGAATTGTTCCGGAGGCACTGCACACGACCAGTCGAACTCGTCGACGTACAGAATCAAAGGTTCATATCCTTCATACACCCTACCACACGGATCCGGTCCGGTTGGAGCTTGAATGGCAGTCCAGTGTATCTCCATAGATACGTCTGTGAAGACTACCAGTTTAGCTGGTATTGTCCTGTACTGCGGCAATCCGAAGAATCGGAGCATAGGCCAACCTTACACCTCTTCGAGAGTGTAAGAATTGCCGACGTAAGTGGAGCATGCCAAGGCGGCAGCTGTGGCACCTGGATCGGCGCCCAGAGCTGCTGTAAGCGGTGCTCCATTGAACCCGCCTCCGTTTTGCCACCCCGATCCCGTCAGGTTCCCTGCCATGATTGCCAGAGAGGTCGTGAGACCTTTGTGGTACATTGCGAAGGTCTGGGAGATAGTCAGCTCAGGCTTACAGGTTGTCGGATTGATGACCTGCAGGGTGCGGTTGAAAGAAGCCTTCCGACCGACTGGTCCGCAGGGGCCATCCACTGTCTGGAGTCGTGGGACTGTGTACGTTACAATCTCACCAGAGGTGACGAACACGTACTGATTCCCGCGTCTGTTGGCAGGTACTGCCCAAGCTGGGGTTCCACCAGAGATAATCACAGGGAGATCTGGCATGCCATTGTAGGCTACCGAAGGACCTGCGGAGATCTTAATCAGGGTGGACTGGGAGATCCCGATCAAACGTTCCGGTGGGGAACACTGACTACGCTGATTGAACTGGGCCGCGCCCGAAAGTTGGGCGTAATCCAAGTCCCCGCAGCCGATCAGGTCCTTGTGATACGCAGCATATGCGTTAACTACAGATTTGTAGAACGTAGACACTGCATCACCGGCGATACACTTGTCAAAGGTAGTGGTGAAAGCCACGTTTCTGTCCTCATAATGGATAAGAAGGATCTGAGCAGGAGCAACGGCCTCTTTCGAGCATACGTTGAGACTGCCCAGCTCCTCGTCATTCAGGTGGGAGTAGGGACGTTAGCATTACTCCTTAGGCTCTTTGACCTTCTTCGGGAGATGACTGAACGCATGGAAGTAGATTGTCTTCTGCAAACGGGGAAGAAGTTGCGATCTAGCAACAATCCTCGAGCAGAGCGACTTATACGTTTCCGGTGTGAACTCCTCCTGGGAGTGAACGTCGTTCTCGCTTAGGAAGCAGAGAGCTTTGAGTTCATCCAGTTCCCCTTGTAATTGGGAAATGACAGAGCAGAGCTCGTCCATAG